TGATAAATAATGGGAGCAAATAATTTTACACATTTTACCGGAAAGAAATCTCCATTCAAAACTCAAAAGAGAAAGAAGAAATCAAAGGTAAAAAAAAATCATAAAAACAAATATGAAAGGAGCATGAAATGAGCGAAGTTGACGCTTACATCAAAGAAAATGCACAGATTCATCAGTTCGCTGCAGAGGTCGCAAGAATCATATCAGGAATCCCACAGATGCCGGAGTTCTCATCAGAGAATATGACCGTAGCCGATGCGAGTCAATTGATCGGACTTCCTATTACAGCAATCCGGGCAGGGATTGTGTATGGATGGTTGCCGATTGGCGTAGCTGTGCAGAATAACAAGCCGGCAAAAAGCCTTTCCGGTGGCCGAATCACATACATCATAAGCCCTAGGAAAGTATATGAAGTGACCGGACATGTCTGGAAAGGCAAGGCTGCTCTCAATAAGTGAGTGCCCCGGAGGGAGCTGGAACCTCCACCCCGGAGCTTTGCACCACTAAAATGCCTTAGTGGATAGATACATTATAGTTCTCTATCTGCTAATTGTAAAGACAAATAAGAAAAAATAAGGAGAAATTAGCACGATATGAGTGAAATTAGAAACGAAAATCAGCCAACATGGGCTGACATCGAAGTAGCCCTTGCGACTGAAATTGTCGAAGAAAGTAAAAAAAAGTCAAAAAGATGGTTCACTGCATGGATTGTGACGGCCGCCGCGCTGGTGGTGAGCAACCTTGCGTGGATTGTAGGAGAAATGAAATAAAATGAAAGAGTATATGCTGATCGCCGCATGCATGCTCGCCGGGAAATATGTGGATATACCTATCTGGCTGAACATCTTTTTCGGTATCTCGGCAGCATGGGCGGTGCGCCAGATGAGAGCAGACTGGCAGTAGGAAATAAGGAGGATAAGAAGATGTTCGAGAAAGAGATTGATGAAATATATGGATTATGCAAAAGAGTTGTGAACGAAGTTCCGACAGTAAATATCGAATTCAGTTATTCAATTTATGGCGTGAGAGTATGTGGGCTTAAAAGAAAAGAAGATGTTTGCCTTCCAAAAGACGTGTTTAAGTGGGATTTGTACCAAAACGTATCTTTTAACCCATTTTATGAGAAAGAAAGCCGTGAAAGCCTCAAAGCAATTAAAACTTTCCTGTTGGAACTTCTGATAGATGGGAAGTGTCCAAATGAGTAAACAGATAGCAATTATGAAACTTCTTCCCAGTCTGGAGATAGCAGGATGTATTAACGAACTGCTCAGAGAGCTTCAATCCAGAGGGGATTATGTTCTGGATTATGAAAACTGCGACATGTCTTTGGATCATGTGGAATACCACAAAGCCGAAGATATCGATGGAGAGAAGTTCGGAGATGCATCAGATAACTTGTATTGCTTTTTTAAGGTGGTGTGAATATGTTAAAGAATTTTAATGAGATGAGAAAAGTCGATGTGCTTCCGTATTGTGAGAAACGAGAAGGTATGTTGTATCTGAACTGGGCAAAATGTATTGACCTTCTGCATGAGAATGGAGCTGAGGCTGTGCATTTCGTTCCAATCCCGAATGAACGTACTGGGGGAAGCCTTTACTATTCAGACGTTACATTTACGGACAAGAATGGCGTAACGAACCGGGCTTATGAGACCAGAATCAAGGTTGTGATCGATGACAAAGAATATGTCATGCAGTCTCCGGTAATGAATGGAACAAACCCTGTAAAGGATAATTCCATGAGTCAGCAGAGAGTGTGGAACAGTATGTGCCGTTCCTTTGTGAAGTGCGTGGCCATACATACAGGACTGGGGTTCAATCTCTGGTTAAAAGAGGAGCATAAGCCGTTCAGTAATGAGATACCGGGTGATGAACCACTTGCTACAGCTGCACAGGTTAAGACAATCAAGAGCATAGGACAGAAACACAACATTAACCTGGAATACTGGATCAGCTCAAATGGAAAGAGCTGGAAAACTCTTACAGAAACTGATGCAGGAAATATGTTGAATGCCTTAAAGGAAAAGTATGGTGATGACTGATGGAGTTTAAAGGCAAAATCTCAGCCATGTTCAGGGATATGGTGACAAAGAACTGGAACATTACCATATCCACCGATCAGGACATCTCAGAAGCCCTACAGACGTTCTCAGGGAAAGAACTGGATGTGAAGCTGAAACAGCACAGGGAGAAGCGTTCTCTTGATGCAAATGCCTATTACTGGTGCCTTCTGGCAAAGCTGGCAAAGGTGCATGGATGGACGAATGCAGAGGCTCATAACAGGATGCTCAGAGAGTATGGACAGTTCGAACGGGTGGAGGGACAGCTGATCGCTGTTCCCTTACCCGATACTGATCAGACAGAAAAAGAGGTTCTGAATAAGATGGAATATCATCTGACACTCTCTCCGAAGATTACAGTCATGAAAGGACAGACAAAGAGAGTATATCTTCTGCTGAGAGGTTCCAGTACCTACAACACAGAAGAAATGGCCAGACTGATCAGCGGACTTATTGAGGATTGCAGAGATTCCGGCATTCCGGACAGCGAGATCATGACACCATTTGAGAAGCAGAAACTATTTGAACAGTACGGAATAGGAGGAGAACATGAACAGAAGGACAAGGGCTTTGCAGTTCAGACCGGATGTTAAGCGAAAGATCATAGAGAGAGATCATGGCTGCATCTTTTGCCAGATCGGATTCTACATGAATGCCAGTGCAGATTTTCAATATAAACAGCTTGATATCATGCATATCGTGAACCGTTCGCAGGGCGGTCTTGGAATCGAGCAGAATGGAGTGACAGGATGCAGATACCATCATCAGCTTCTTGACAATGGCTCCAAGGGACTCAGACCGGATATGATTAGTTATATAGAAGAATACATGAAGCGTCTCTATCCGGATTGGAACAGAGAGATGCTTGTATACCACAAATAAGGGTGCCACTAAAATTCACATAGATTTCTTCCTTCCCATGTGAGCCTGTCAGATCATGGGAAGGGGAAAGGAGAAACATGAACAGCAGAAATAAAGGAGCTGCCGGCGAAAGAGAAGTAGCCGGTATCCTTCGGGGCTACGGATATAAAGCCAGAAGAGGCCAGCAGTACAGCGGGGCCAATGGTGATGCGGATGTGGTCGGACTTCCCGGAATCCACATCGAAGTCAAGAGAAGAGAGAAGCTCAATATATATGATGCCGTAGACCAGTCTAAAAGAGGCAGAAAGCCAGAAGAACTGCCAGCGGTGTTCCACAGAAAGAACCACTGTGAATGGCTTGTGACAATGCCTCTGGAAGAATGGATGAAGATATACAGGGAATGGGAGGCTGGTTATGGATTACGTGAAGATCAGCAGGAAGATTCTTGAATGGGAATGGTATACGGATGTAAATACCAAGGCGCTGTTCTTGCACATTCTGTTAAAGGCAAACTGGAAGCCAGGAAGATTTCAGGGAATAGAAGTACCAAGAGGATCGTTTGTAACTTCTTTGCAAAATCTTGCAGCAGAAACAGGTCTTACAATCAGGAATGTAAGAACAGCACTAAAACATTTGGAAAATACAGGAGAAGTGACAAGCAACCGACACGCTAAATTCAGCGTAATTACAATAAAAAACTATGATAAGTATCAGTCAAGTGACAATCAAGTGACAGTCAATCGACAATCAAGTGACAATCAAGTGACAACAATAGAAGAAGGGAAGAAGGAAAGAAAGGAAGAATATAATAAATCTCCTAAAGGAGATTATGAGAGTAGAACTCCGGAAAGCAGCATCTATGCCACGATTCGTGAATTATACAATTCCGTTTGTGGGTCGTATCCCCGCCTGGTAAAGATGTCTGATGCAAGGAAGAAGGCTATCAGCGCAAGGCTGAAGACAGGATATACTCTTGATGACTTCCAGACACTGTTTGAAAAGGCAGAGGCTTCTGACTTCCTGAAAGGCGCGAATAAGCGCAACTGGTCAGCTACTTTTGATTGGCTGATCTGCGATTCCAACATGGCGAAAGTCCTTGATGGAAATTACGATGCGAAAGAAGGTGCGGCAAATGACCCAGAACCAACAAATTCCGTCCGGTTATGGTGACTGCCCGGTATGCCATGGCACCGGCTGGGAACTGTACACAGCAACAGTCCTAACTTACGGGGAACCGGAAGAGGCAATGTTTGCAAGACGCTGTACAAGATGCACAGGTGCAAGACGGAGCGAGGACAACACAGGAGTTCCAGCGGAGTATCATGATGCAGACTTCATGAAATTTGATTTCGCTGCATACAGGATTGACATGAGCAAACTAAAAACCCTATGTACGGATATCCTGAAAAATTTTGACAGGTGGAATAAAGCAGGGAAAGGCTTATACCTCTGGAGTAAAACACCGGGAAGTGGGAAAACGTTCCTTGCCTGCTGCCTGGCAAAGTCCTTGATGATGAAATATGACCTGCAGATGAGGTTTATCACAGCTGTGGACTACATAAGCACAGTCGGAGACAGCTACAAGAGGGACAGGGGCGAAGCGGATCCCAGTGAAGTCTACCGGGAATGCAGATTACTGGTATTGGACGATATCGGTGCACAGGCTGACAAGGACTGGCAGAGGCAGGAACTATTCCGCCTGATAAATAAGCGCATGGAAGACGGGAATATCACGATCTACACGTCGAACATGAGCACAGACGGACTGAACGTGGATGCAAGGACCAGAGACCGGATCGTAAAGACTAGTGTAGAGTTACAAATGCCGGAAGAGAGCATCCGGAAGAAAAAGGCCATGGGGGAACAGCGAGAGTTCCTTGCAGGGATAAACGGATAAGAGGAAAAAGATATGAGTAGCAAATTAAAAATAAAGCCAAAGAAGCGGAAACTTCCGCTGGCGCAGAACAATCAGGCTGCACAGGCGTTTGGAAGAGCCATGCAGAATGTAAGTAGTCAGCTTAAAGAAATGGAAAAGAAAGCTTATGAGGACGGATTCAATACCGGAGAAGATTGGAGCAATACGATCAACACCGTCACAACCATGATGGCTCTGAGAAAGCTGTATGGCTTTTCTACGAAGCGTTTACTCACAGTCGTACAAACTGCCAATGAATACGTTAAAATGGCAAATGAGGGCAAAATGAGCGTTCTGAGCATGATACAGGACATTGAAGAGAACACAGATGTAAGATTTGACGAGATGAATAAAAATCTGGTTAAGAAGATGGGAGTTTAAATGAAAGAAATAAATTATAAATCCGAAACAATCAAATTAAGTCAGTCCCTAAACAAAAAAGAACTGGCTATGTGGCAAAGCCTTAGCGATATGTACAGAGTATTTGGAACTAATACGAAAGAAATACGAATACCATTATCGCATTTACATAAAACCATGTATTTAAAGACAGAAACGGAATCTGACATTGAAAAGATGATGGACAAATTATTATTTGTCGGAGTTTTTCCAGAGAATCCAATGAATTTTAGCGGACTTGTCAGTGGACACCTAGTTAGCGGTTCAAAAGTCGAATTTGTTTCGGAAACTGGAAAAAGATATGTCTATTATTACATAGAAAAAGTGTTCAACCCGGATATTTTGTATGAAAGTGAAAAGCCATGTACCACTACACAATAGCGTGTCAGTTGCTTACATTGGCAAAAGGAGAATGAGGATGAAGCAAAAAACACCGGAACAGGAATTAGAGTTGTTAAGAGAAAGCCTATTACATGAGCGCACTATCTGGAAGCACATAAACGAAAATGGCTATAATGATCCATTTTGGGCGGATGGATGTAATATGAATCTGACCAGAAATCATATTCTTTCATACAGAAATGAGATTGCAAATTGTTGTGAGGAACATAATCTTCCGCTTCCAGAAGAATATTTTCTAAAAGTACCGCCAGAAGTTGACGATAATTATATGGCGAACTTTAACCAGAAAGCCCGCGTGGATAGATTGAAACAGCAGGGTGATACATTAAGCCGGAAGAAAAAGAAGTTTATTGATGATGGACAGATGGAGTTTTGTTGATTAGCCATGTAGTTGCTTACATGGGGAAAGCGAGGATGGAAATGAAAAAAAATAATAATTACACTTCATTTTTCAAAACAAAACCAAAGAAAGTAGAGAGATACATTCGTTGCAGAAAATGTGGTGGAAATATGGAATGGAGTAGGGACTTTCCACCACAAATCAAATGCCCGAAGTGCGGATATGCTGTATATCCAAAACCTTATGAGCCAGATTGTATCAAACTGCCAGAAACATTGGAAGAATATTTTGAATTATATGAGAAAGTGAGAATGAAAAATGAATATTGATAAAGCAAAATTGAAATTAGGAATTTGGTACGAAGATGAGAATGGAAATGTGATTAATCAAAAAGAAGATTTAATGTGTGAAACACCGGAAAAGGCAAGAACGTATCATTCTTGTTTCCCATTGCAAATAACGGAATGCGTTTATACGGTACATAGCAAATCTCAAAAGGAAGCGTGCAAACACAAAAGAAAATATTGGAAAAAGGATACAGGTCTGATAAAGGGATTAAAAGGCCATATATGCACTAATTGTGGGTGTAGCCAAACAAGAAAGTGGTGGCAGCCTTGGGGAAGAAAATGGGATTCTGGAACGGATACTACACCACTTATTGACTTACATACAAGTATTGGAGGTGGAAATCAAGATGTCATAATGGCAATGGTAAACAGCGGAGATTATACACTACAGGAAGCACTCGTTGTTTTTTCTACGGCCTGCGAAAGATGTATGAATGTGCTTGCATATAAGTATTTGAATGGAGCGGATGGATATGAAGAATATTCAGACGAGTGGAAAAATTGCAATACTGAATGCGATTTTTGCAAGATTAAGGAGGACGCAAAATGTTAATCAGAAGTCAGGATAAACGCATATTAATCAATATGAACAACGTATCAAGTATAGAAGTGGGCGATGATAGATTAAGAATTTTTGCTAATAATGGTGATGCTATTTATGATATTGGAGAGTATTCGACAGAAGCAAAAGTTATAAAAGTACTGGATATGATTCAGGAAGCCTATGTAAATGGACATATTGATCATCAGATGCCAGATGATAGTGAGGTGGAAGCATGATTACATTCTTATTAGGATTCACCCTTGGAACTATATTTGGAGTGGTTAGTCTTGTATGTGTGGCGATCATGTACGACAAACACCATCCAGACGAATAGAAAGGAGAACGGTATGCTGACAAGGAATAAAAAGCTGAAAGACTACGGTATTCCGGCAGAGGACATTGAAAAATTAAACACGATGCTGAAAGACTTCCCGGCAGAGTACGGATACCTGCTTACCAGCGCCGCCTTGTCAGCTTGCCCTAAGAACACGGTGATAGCGGATATGGTTGTTGAGAATATCTTGCACCGGAAAAGTTACAGGAAAATCAGCAAAGAAAGATATATCCCGATGAATCCAAAAGACTTCTACGGATACAGACGCAAGACCGTCGCTGTACTGTATGAGAGAATGCGGTTGTTGGGAGTATGGGAGGATGAAAACAATGAGTAAATATTTTTCATTAGTTTTAGGCATTGCAAATGCTGGATGCATTGTTGTGAATATAATCAATCAGAAGTGGGATGTTATGACACTTAATATTATAGCATGCGTGTTATGTTTTAGTAATTTTATGGCGAGCGATTGAAAGGAGAGACGAAAAAATGGGAAGACTGATTGATGCAGACGAATTAATTAAATACATCAAAATTTGGGAAATTGGCACAAGTATTAGTTCTGATCAGAAAGAGTTTATTGATTGCGTCAATAATCAGCCGACAGCTTTTGACTTGGACAAAGTTGTGAAGCAGTTGAAAGATTTAAAGGCGATGTATTGGTTTTCAATAGCAAACACAGGAGATAAAAAGCTAGATGTTGCTTATGAAAATGTAGGAAATGCATTAGATAAAGCAATCGAGCTTGTGAAGGAGGGTGGAGTTGAATGAGAGAAATTCTTTTCAAGGCAAAGCAGGTTGGAGGCAATGAATGGGTCGAGGGATATTACCAGAAAAGACATGATTTTTTAGGAAACGAAGAACATTTAATCTTCCATGTAGATGGTCGTACGGCATGGGAACAAACGGAAATTGTTCCAGAAACCCTCTGCCAGTTCACAGGACTTTGCGACAAGAACGGTAAAAGAATCTGGGAGAATGACATCCTGATGGCACACTTGGACGAATCCTACCCAGAGGATGCGACATATGAAACTGTTGAATGGGGCGTTGCTGGATGGGTAGGACACGAAACTGGTAGCACGGATAAAGAATATCTTAATAAGTTTGATCTGGAACATTATGAAGTAGTTGGAAACATTTTCGACAATAAAGAATTATTACAGGAGGAACACTGATGCAAAGAGAATTTATTTGCGGTGACTGTATGAATTTTCTCCCGGACTTTCCAGATAATTACTTCGATGTGGCAGTTGTAGACCCACCATACGGAATCAAAGAACACGGCGGTAAGAATCGTAGTAAATATGTAAAGCAGAAAAATGGAAGTTCCATTTATGTTCCTGATGGCGGCTATAAGAATTATGGTTGGGATAATAAACCGCCAGATCGAGAGTATTTTAAACAGCTATTCAGAGTATCAAAGAATCAGATTATCTGGGGATGTAATTACTTTGATTACCCAATGGCAGGTGGCTTGATAATCTGGGATAAATGCAATGATGGTTCAGATCAATCAGACGCAGAAGTTGCTTACTGCAGTCTTACAAGAAGGGTTGACATTTTCCGCTATATGTGGAGAGGAATGTTTCAAGGAAAATCAATAATTGAAGGAACAATACAGCAGGGCAACAAAAGGCTGAACGAAAAGCGAATCCACCCAACCCAAAAGCCTGTAAATTTATATCGTTGGATATGTCAGAAATATCTGCAGAAAGGAATGAAGATTCTTGATACCCATGTGGGGAGCGGAAGTTCATTGATTGCCTATGAAGAATGTGGGCTTGAATATGTCGGGTATGAAATTAATGAAGATTATTACGATTCAGCTCAAAAACGGTTGAACGAGTTCAAATCACAATTAACATTATTTGATTTAGGAATGGAGGTGCCGGAATGAGTAAATCAGTATTAGTGATTGATACACCAAAAAGCTGTTACAACTGTCCATTTGGAACTGAATATTACGATATTTATATCTATAAGGGGAATTGTGAATTAGCTGAACATTTAGGAAAAATCATGACGTTGCTAACAGAAGAATACTACGGCTTTGAAAGTAAATCAAGACCTGAATGGTGTCCACTTATGGATTTGCCAGAAAAAGACAATGGAGACTATCCGGCTAATACATCTGATGCTAGCTTTGTGGAGGGCTGGAACCAGTGCATTGATGAGATTACAGGAGGTGAAGTAGATGATTGATCTGACAAATAAATGCGTATTAGTCAGAACACATGCAGAATATGAAAATATTCTGAAAGCAGCAAAGAAACAAGGATATAGATGGTACGGTGGAAAAGAAGCGTATCCATATCCTTTTGAAAAACAGCAGATCCCGGATATATTAAAGTTCTATAGCGATAAAGGACTAACAAGAAATGCCAGCCTTGAACCGGGATATGAATTAGTAGAAGCATCAGACGTAACTGAATATGAGAAGAAGCTCAAAGATGCTATAAGCCTTGTCAGAACATTAACTAAATACTCAGACAGAACAGCATTGACGAACTCATTTATTAAGTCCTTGAAGCTACTTGCAGATACCGTAGAAAGCCAGATGGAAGAGGTGAAGTAGATGAAGAGATTAACAAAAAGATACATTGATGAAGATAATGGGAGAGAAAGTGATTGCATAGAGTACGAGAAAAATTTCGTAATCTTATCGTCAATGATAAATACATTTTTCACCGTGAAAAAGTTGGAGAAGATGAAGAAATGAATAACAAACCTAAACCAGACATAACGCCAAATCTTGCTATATCAGCATACCGCGTACTACAGCAATATTGTACTGGACAGCCAGCGGATTGCAGAGGCTGCGGATTCTACGAGCACTGTCCAGAATGTTTTCAAGGCATACCATGTGACTGGAGTCTGAACGAAGAAGGTGAAATAAATGAAGTTAAGGAAGGCAACACTGATTGACTACGGAGTACCGCCGGATGATGTACCGACATTACAAAGCCACTTGCGGAATCTTAGCGAAAGCGACAAATACAATCTGTTACAGGTATCTATCAAATATGCACCCGGCATTGAATCGCAAATCTATGACAGCATTGTGAACAGTATCGGCTATCGAACGATGGAGAAGATCAGAACGGTTCCTGCAACGGAGAATGACTTTTATGGCTACAAACGCAAGGTCATGGCGGAATACTATCATCTGGCCAAATTGATTGGCAGACTTTAAAAAACTTAAAAATTTATAAAAGTGGTAGAGAGCTATGTACGCCCTAGTATGGTATTATAGTATATATAACTATAACTATGCTAGGGCGTTTTAATTCAGAAAGGATATGATTGGATGTTGATAGGATGGCAAATGAGAAAAATTTAATACCGAATTCTGAACGAACTCCGAGCGAACTCCGAGAAATAACAAAAAAAGGCGGTATTAAGTCGGGAGAAGTACGCCGTCAAAAAAAGACCCTTTCTGAATTAGCAAAAATGATAGCTGAGAATCCTGCCCCGACCGCTGCAAAGAAGAAACTCGCGAAGATGGGAATATCTGACGAGGATGCAAATAACAATGCCCGTATTGCGGCTGCCGTGTATGATAAAGCCATAAAAGGTAATATGCAGGCGGTAGACAAATGGGAACAGTTGGTAGCCGTATCAAAATCAGACGAAAGCAAATATGAGCTTCCTGCCAGAGTACTTGGTAAGGCATTCGTGGATATTAACCGGCAAATCAAGCCTAATATCGAATATGTATTCGAGGGTGGTCGAGGCGGTCTGAAATCTTCATTCGTAGCTTTTAAGATTGTTGAACTTATTAAGAACAATCCTCAGATGCACGCCTGCATTACAAGACAGGTGGCCGGTACTCTGAAAGATTCCGTATATGCTAACATGAAATGGGCTATCAACGAACTTGGACTGATGGAAGAATTTGAATGTAAGGTGTCGCCGCTTGAAATCAAATATATTAAGACGGGGCAGACAATATACTTCCGTGGTCTGGACGATGAAACCAAGCTGAAATCCATTAAGCCGGAATTTGGCTACATTGGAATCCTCTGGAAAGAGGAAAAAGATCAAATGAAGGGAGATGCCCAGGAACGTTCTGTTAATCAGTCAGTGCTTCGTGGTGGCGATGAGTCCTATGATTTTTCATCATATAACCCACCAAAATCAAAATCAAACTGGGTAAACAGGATTAAGCTCATACCTAACCCGAAAAGAGTTATTCATCATTCGAGTTATCTGGAAGCCCCGGCGGAGTGGCTCGGACAGAAGTTTATTGACGATGCAGCACATCTGAAAGAAATCAACCCAGAAGCCTATGAGCATGAGTACCTAGGTGTCCCAAATGGCGACGGTGGAAATGTATTTGAATATCTGGAGATTAGAGATATTACAGATGAAGAAATCAGCCGCATGGACCGTATTTTCCCTGGCGTAGATTATGGATGGTACCCGGATGCCTTCTGCTATCTCCGAACTTATTACGATTCTGCCAGAGAGAAGATATATCTAATTGACGAGCTATATGTAAATAAATGGAGCAACTCCAAGACCGCTGATTGGATCAAGAAAAAAGGCTATGATGATTACACAATGATATGCGATTCTGCGGAGCCTAAATCTGTGAACGACTTCCGGGACGCCGGACTTCCTGCTAGAGGAGCAATCAAAGGGCCGGGAAGTATCGAGTATGGTTTTAAATTCTTGCAAACAAAGACCATAGTCATTGACCCGAAGCGAACACCGAACGCATATAAAGAAATCACAGAATATGAGTACGATCGGGACAAAGAGGGAAATGTAATAAGTGGTTATCCTGACGGAAACGATCATGCAATCTCGGCACTTAGATATGCTTATGAACCGTTGTTTAACAGAAGGGGGTACAGTGCGTAATGAGAGATAATAAGCTCTTTGATAGAGTAAAAATAGCATACAGATTTATCAGATATGGAAAAGGCTGCGCACGCATCATGGAATGCGGTAAGTGCGGAAGCGTGATAATTGTTCCGATATCCGAAGAGCCATTAGAGGATAAACTAATCAATGATAAAATGCACGTAGACCAGGTGTGGAGCGAATATGTTCAGTGTTGTAAGTGCGGAGCTGTCTGTAAAGAAATCCAGCTATGGAACTTTGCAGGAGATCCGTTAGGCATTGATAAGGATTTGACTGTAAAAAAGGTGACTAAATGGGACTTATAACAACACTAAAAAGGTGGTTTAACATGATATTCAAAAAACAAGCTGAAGAGGATTTTAATATCCAGGCAGCAGAATTCCCGGAAATGGAATCGTTGATTAACCGGTGCGCGAACATCTATAGGGGTGTACCGGAATGGTTAGATGATAAGAACAATATCAAGACGATCAATTTTGCTAAATCTGTCTGCTCAGAGACAGCCCGGCTCGCAACGCTGGCGATCGGCATTCAGATAGACGGTTCTGCAAGAGCTACATGGCTTCAGGAACAGATTGACAAGGTATATTTCCAAATACGTCACTGGGTGGAATATAGCTGTGCTTATGGAACGGTATTCATTAAGCCAAATGGAGAAGGACTTGATGTATTTACACCGGCAGATGTGATGATTGTGGATTATGACAATCAGGAGATCAAAGGGATTATATTTAAGGATTCTTATACGGTTGGACGGAAATACTACACGCGGCTTGAATATCATAGATTTGTTGAGACCACCGTGGATGGTACGACAACCTATCCGTACTACGTTTCCAATAGAGCCTATGTATCAAAATCTCCTCAGTCAATCGGTGATAAGATTGACCTTAAACAGACCAAATGGGCTGACCTTATGGCAGACACGCCACCAATACTCAAGGCGAACGGGGAGAAGCTGGACGGACCTCTGTATGGAGTGCTGCGGACACCGCAGGCGAACAATGTAGATATCAGTACACCACTTGGCTTACCGATATTTGCAGAAGCCATCGAAGAGTTAAAAGACCTTGACATTGCATACAGCAGAAACGCCGGAGAGATTTTTGATTCGCAGAAGATTGTTCTGGCAGATGATAGACTGCTGATGCCAAGCGGTGCACCTGTGTCAGCCATGTCGCCACAGGGTATGGAAAACAGACGGAATGAGATGAGGTTACCGCACTTTGTCAAGAATGTATTCGGACAGGACGAGAAAGAGTTTTATCAAGAAATCAATCCGCAACTCAACACAGATACCCGTATAAGCGGCATAAATGCCCTTTTAAGCCAGTTAGGGTATAAGATTGGATTCTCTAACGGCTACTTCGTATTTAACGAATCTAGCGGTATTCAGACGGCTACAGGAGTAGAAGCGGAACAGCAGAGGACGGTTCAGTTCATTAAAGACGTTCGAGACAAACTGGAATCCTGTCTGGATGAAGTAATTTACGCGCTGAACGTTTATGCTGACCTGTACGGACTTGCACCTGTTGGAGCCTATGAAGTCAATTATGATTTTGGAGACATTCTGTATGTCAGAGAAAACGACCGTGCAAGATGGTGGCAGTATGTGACCACTGGCAAGGTTCCGGCATGGTTGTATTTCGTGAAGTTTGAAGGAATGACCGAGGAAGATGCGAAAGCAATGGTTAAAGAAGCTCAGCCAGACGAGCCAACATTATTCGGAGAGGAGTAAAAAGATGGCAGATAAACCAGTAACGCGAGAAGAAAAGTATCTCGCATATCTGACAGGTGATTATACAGGCGAAATCCCGAAGCCAATCACGAGAAAAGAGAAGTATTTGTACGAATTATGCTTAAAAGGAATTGGCGGTGAGATTTCACCGGAAGAAATCAAGAATGCAGTGAATGAGTACCTTGAAAAGAATCCAGTCAAGCCAGGAGCCACGACAGAACAGGCACAGCAGATTGAGCAGAACAAGACGAACATTGCTTCACTAAAGGAAGATATAGACAACATCATTTCCCCTAATCTTTTTAATCCGGCAGTGGCAAAAGAAAATGTGGCTATCAGTTCCGGTGATGGCAGCGAAATGAATGGATTTAGCGGATGGGAAACTACAGACTATATTCCCGTATCTAAAGGAGAAGTTCTGTATTTTAGCTCAAATAATGAACCAACCACTTATGCCACAGGTGCTTTTTATGATAATAACAAAAATCGTGTAGATTCCTTTGGCAACCCTAATAATAATAATAATATAGCAGTCACATCTGATGGATATGCAAGATTTTCTTTCGGCTCGAAAAAAGAAAAGTTGCAGATTGAAAAAGGCTCAAGAACCACATATGTTCCATATGGTGAGCTTAAAGTCAAAGCCGAAGTGGATAACATAAAGGAAGATGTTACTAATATAAAAGTTGACGTGACCAAAATCAGAACCGAAGTAACAAAAATACAGGAAGACCATACGAATCTTTTTAATAAAGATACCGTTACTAAAGGTGCTGTTCTTACAGAAAATGGATATTTTGATTCGAATTTTTCTGGTTGGGATTCAAGTGATTATATACCAGTAAAACCAGGAATGACTCTCTATTTCAGTAGCAACGAACTCCCTATCGGTGTAGCAAGTACGGGAGCATATTTTGATGCAGATAAAAAATATTTGTCTGGCGTAAATAATGAACCTACCGTATTAACAGTTCCCGATGGTGCGTATTATTTAAGATTCTCTAAAAATGGAGGTCTTGGAGACACTCTTAACACTTTGAAAATCGAACAATATGGAATTACTAAATTTACTCCATATGGAGAACTTTACGTTACAGTAACGGAGTTAGCATTACCGAGTTCGATTCTTCCAAAATGGAAAGGATTAAAGATTCTTACACTTGGCGATAGCATTACCGCTATGGGCGGTGTAAACGGATGGACGTATTGGATCAAACAGTTTCTCCTTGCTGATAAGGTTGTGAACGTATCTGTTGCAGGCTCTACATGGCAGGATAAAGTTGCTAATCAGGTGTATGACGGAAATCCACAACCATCTACGAATGGCAATGTAATGGGTAATCAAGTGCAGAAAGTGTTAAATGCAAAAGCAAACGGTGATGCAGATTATCAGGATTTTGATGTCATTACATTCTCGTTTGGTACAAATGATTCTGTTGATTTCTCTTTGCAGACGAAAGAAAGTGTGGAATCACAGTTTATCGCGAATTATGCTCAAAATAACTTTACTGTTGTGCCTATTGATAACGTAAATCGTCAGACATTGGCAGGTGCTATGCGGTATGGATTCCAGAAGTTGCATGAGGCTTATCCGAATGCCGCGATTTTTATGTGTACACCAACGCAAGAGTGCTATGAAACTTTCGATAGCATTTACCAGAAAGGTGATTTCATCAATTTTGTTGCCGATAGACTTGGGGCAGAAACAATCGACACTCGTAGATGCGGAATCCGAAATATCTACGAAAGCCAAACAACGATTGATTATGACCATCCTGACCAATCTGGTGTTGCACCAATTCAGACCGATTTACTTGACGGCATTCATACCAATGAAAACGGTGCAAAGAAGATTGCAAAATACAATGCGAGGGAAATTATGAAATATTTCACGATTAACTAAATCGGGGGCGTTTTGGTATTACTAATATATGCTAAGATATACCAGTAATACCAAAGCAAACAAGAATCAATCATGTTTCTCAAACCATCAAAAAACCAAAACATGTACCACGACTTTTATCGAAAGAGGTGATATGCTATACTTAGTCCAGAATATTTACGGCAAATTACAGAGGGCAGCGAGCAAATCGCGGAAGAACTGCATCAGTATATCATCTCTGAGATCGTGTCGAGAATGATGGCAAGAATCGGCAGAGGTGAGGATTATATTCTGACCAATGCCGACGCGTGGAGAATCAGAACACTACAGGAATCTGGTGAGCTGTTAGAGGACATTCTGGCAGAATTATCCAGATATACCAAACGCGAACAGCAGGAACTTCTTGAAGCGTTTGAAGATGCCGGTATCACTGCTCTCTATTACGATGATAAGATATACAAGGCGGCAGGATTAAGCCCTGTACCGCTCGAACAATCCCCGGCTATGATAAGACTCATGGAACGAAATATGAACCACTGTTTAGGAGATTGGAAGAACTTCACACGAACAACCGCAAGTGCCGCTCAGAGGCTCTATATCGAGCAATGCGACCTTGCATATAATCACGTAATGAATGGGGCAGTCGGATATACACAAGCCATCAAAGAGGCAGTCAATAACGTTGTATCAGATGGTGTTACTGTCACATATCCATCTGGCAGAAAAGACACGATTGAAACAGCAGTTGCACGTTCTGTTAGAACTGGCGTGGCGCAGGCTACGGGAGATATATCCCTAAAACGCATGGAAGAAATGGACTGGGATTTAGTTCTGGTCAGTGCGCACATAGGAGCGAGGACGGGTGACGGCGGCGAGAATCCGGGAAATCACTCATGGTGGCAAGGCAAGATATACTCTCGTTCTGGAAGGAGTAAGAAATTTCCACCGTTCTCATTGACCGGATACGGGACAGCAAGCGGATTGTCAGGGGTCAACTGTCGGCATAGCTTTGGGGCAAGTGACGGAGAATTTAATCCCTATGCAGGACTATCAGCACAGGACAAAGCCAACAAAGGCAAACAGTACGAAAAGGAGCAGAGACAACGTACTTATGAGCGAAGAATCCGCAAAACAAAGCGTGAAGTTCTCGGAATGCAAGCGGCGGTTGATAACTGTAAGGATGAGCAGACAAGATTTGCACTCCAGCAAGACCTTGATCGGAAGTCTTATCTTCTTCAAAAACAAAATGCTGCATACAAAGATTACTGCAAGCAGAACGACCTGAGGGAACTGCAAGACCGACTCATGATAGCAAAGTGGAATCGCCAGAACGCCGCAAAAGCCAGAGGAGCGGCAAAGAGATATAAAACAGCAAAGGGGATTGACTGATGGATAGATGGGAATTTTACAATCCAAATCCTGCCGGGAATCGAGTTGGAGATTGCGTTGTCCGGGCAATATGCAAGGCAACCGGTTTCGACTGGGAAACAGTATTTACCGGATTAATGATACAGGCGTGTGCTCTGTCAGATATGCCAAGTGCAAATTATGTCTGGGGAGCGTACCTCTATAAACGTGGGTACAGACGCAAACTGATTGAACAATCAGAGCGATATATCTATACAGTCAACGACTTTTGTACAGACCATCCGACAGGCACATATATTCTCTGCATAGATGGTCATGTAGTGACGGTACAAGATGGCAAATATTTCGATACATGGGATAGTGGAAATGAAGTCCCGGTATATTACTGGGAAAAGGAGTAGCTAAATGAGCATATCAGAATTTGTACAGATTTTCCTCTCTATCTGCGGAGGGGTGTCCATTGTCGGAGGGGCGGCAGCTGTAATCTTTAAGTGGATTGCTCCGGCATTCCGACTTAATAAGCGGGTAGAGACACTGGAAGAACATGATAGGCGAGATTATGAAAGTCTTCGGAGAATCGCAGAGCGAGATTCATTAATCCTGGAAGTGTTATCAACCATGTTGGACAGTCAGATCAGTGGGAATAACGTCGAGGAATTAAAAAAAACAAAACAGAAACTTACAAATTATCTTGCGCAGAATCAACGTTAGCATTAGTAAGGGGTATGCTCATGAAATTATATGTGTTCACAAAGAAAGATATAGACAGGTTCTTGACAGAGTGCAATTTTACACCGGATGAAGAAAGATTGTTCCGGCTGAGATGCAAGGAACACACTCTCGAATACTGTGCTGAACAGATGAATGTGAGTATATCCACGGCGAAACGGTTAAGCCGCCGGGTAAACAATAAAATAATCAAAGTGTGTTAAGACGACAATAAAAGCCCCGGGATTATCTCTCAGGGGCTTATTTTGCGTCTTTCCACTATGGAACTATTAAAAATAATTCATTACCAGTTTGATTTTACATTCAGTTACATTCGTAACTGTTATCTGAATAATAACACAAATCAAAGGAAAAAGCAAGGATTGTTTAAATTATCACAATCTGCAAATACTTTCATTCCTCGGTCTAAATATTTCACCGGAATGTCATTAAATCTTCGTTTTCCATTTTTGATCACGTAGTCCTTGTGAATTGTGTAAACAGTTCCGGGTACCTTAATTGTAGACGGTGCATACGCGCACATATCAAGCGCCATTTCCTGTGCCGGCAGAATATCGACAACCTGCACGTCGTCAATTCTTATCAAGTCCTCATGCCGTCCCAGACTTGGGAATGTCCGGGGATTTAAGATTTTCCTGTAAATTACGTCAACTTCTTCCTGGTTATCCGGCATAATATGCAGCCGCAGGTCCAGATCAGAGGCAAACGCTTCATAAATTAGTGTATTAACCCATCCTACAAACGAATCCCCAGATTTCACCCGGACTGGGAACCGCTGCTTAAATTCTTCTGCTTCTGACCCTGCAACAGCACCGCCGCGCCACCTCATGCAAATTTCCGGCTTGTTCATGACTCCATTGCCGGATACGGATATCTTCATATCATGCCAACTGTCCCACCTGCAAAGAAAATGGACCATCCCGGCAATTGTAGAAAAAGGCGGAAGTGGGTATGTTTCGCCCCGCTTGCCATTCCATCCCGGTATTGAAAACCGGGCGGTATCCATATGCCCTTGTATCATTACTGCTTTCATGCGTTCATTTCCTTGTCTGCTCGGAATCCTTCAAGAATATTATTGTACAGACTTTCTGGTATTTCTTCATCCATCAGTGGCTGTCTTTCTTCAAGTTCTGAGTCGAGACTTGCGTCGATGTCTGTAAGCGCCTGCTCTCTGCCGAATCCCATTGCTACAACTTCATTCAATAAATCAATTGTTTTCTTCATTTCTTTTTTCCTCCTGTTAATCAATCCCAATAACCTTAACCCGGGTCTGCAAAATATCCTCCGCAGATTCCAGAATCTCGAAGTCAACAATAAATTCCTCGTCGTCCTGATATACTGCAATCGCCCCGGATTCTAATAATTCTTCGCCGTCCCCGTTTCCGTCCCAGAGTTGGCCGAAATAATAGGTTTTGCCAGTTTCAATTGTGTCGTTATTTCCTAACACGTAGGATAATGTATTTAATTTCATGCTGTTTTCCTCCTTGACTTGTAAGTTTTCAGCAGCTTTATTTTGAATCTTCCAAGACAGCTCGCTCTAACAGCTGTCTCACATAATCCGGACATTTGCTTTTTCCAGATTCCCAGTTTTCAATTGTTCTTTTAGGAATTTTGTATTTATCGGAAAAAGCCCGTTGGCTTAATCCAGTAAAATTTCGCAATTCTTTAATTGTCATATACAATCCTTTCTTTGACTGGCCTTATATTTTTCTCGCTCGTCAAGATATTTCTTTAGATTTCTCCTGTATCCGCGGCGAAGATCTGCCTCACATTGATTGATCTGCAATTGCTTTTTCCGGCAATAGTCAGAACAAAGATCTGATGATATACTGGACCGGAACTTTTGCAAACAATATTCATAATATTTGATAAGTTGTATTTTTCCATTTTGCATTCCTCCATTCTTTTTATGCAACCATAATTTTATCAATTACTGTTGTAAGGATTTTTTCAGCATAAGGAGCGGTTTTCATGCCCCATTTGTTTTCAACAAGATCATAATATAATTTGCAGTACCCGGTCAAAATGTTCTGCATAATATATTTTCTTTTAAAACGGTTCCAATTATCAACACAAATCCCGTTTACGGTAAAACAAAAAGCTGCATTTGTATCAGATTCTACAACGTCGAGATACTTTACATAATCAATGTAAATGCGACGTTTTTCGTCTTTTTCCCAAACTTTAAAACCGAGACGAATGAGTTTTTCTTCAATAGTCTCTTCTATATGCTTTGCCTCCTCCCATGCTTTTTTAAGACCGGAGGAAATTGTCATTCCAGCTTTTTTAACCAGTTCCCATGCCCTTTTCATGATTTTTGATAAGTTGTATTTTTTCATTTCTGTTTCCTCCGTTCCTTTGATGACTATATCATACCACCAAATTGGTGGTGTGTCAATACTTTTCCGATACTTTTTTGAACTTTTTAGATTGATACATCTATGCAAAAATATAATCAGAAAGGTGGTGCATAAGATGGCATTATATAACAATCCTTATCAATATAGTTTTGGCGTTCCGGGGCAGATGAATCAGTTCCAGCAACAGCCTGTCCAGATGCCAGCTCAACCAGTACAACAACCACAGCAAAATAATAATGGAATCCTGTGGGTATCCGGCGAAGTCGGCGCAAAATCCTATCTGGTAGCACCCGGAACAAGCGTTTTACTGATGGACAGTGAAAGCGAAAAGTTCTACATAAAATCCACAGACGTTTCCGGTATGCCACAGCCGTTACGGACGTTTGAGTACCACGAGGTAGGCTCTCAAATGCCGCCTAAACAGCCTGTTCAAAGCATGGACAGTAAATATGTCACCAGGCAGGAATACGACGATTTAAAAGGCAAATACGAAGCTATTATAAACCGACTAAATTCTTTTTCTGAACCTGTTAGAGCTAATACCGCACAGGAATCAGCAGTCAAGGGAGGAAACGCAGATGAGTAATCCATTATTTAACGCCCTCGGTGGTGGGATGCCGCAGGGAAACGGGCCAATGCAGATGATACAGCAGTTTATGCAGTTTAAGCAGAATTTCAAGGGAGACCCGAAGGAAGAAGTCCAGAAGATGTTACAGTCTGGAAAGATTTCCCAGCAGCAACTTAATCAGGTCCAGCAGATGGCAGGACAGTTTCAACACATGTTGAAAGGAATAAAATAGTACATTACAATCTGGCCAGATTGATGTAAATACACAAAAAGGAGATTATATTATGGATGGAAATTATAGCTTAGCAGATATTGCCGCCGCTACTGGAAACGGTAGAAATAATGACGGCATGTTTGGCGGAGATGGCGCATGGTGGCTTATCGTGCTTTTCTTGTTCGCATTCTGCGGATGGGGAAACAACGGCTGGGGAAATAATGGTAACGGCGGCGGATACGCAGCCACAGCAGCTACTCAGGCAGACATTCAGAGAGGATTCGATAACTCCGCAGTAATCAGCAAACTTGACGGAATCAATAGCGGACTCTGTGATGGTTTTTATGCTATGAATAACGGTATGCTTACCGGATTTAACGGAATCAACACGAACATCATGCAGACTGGATTTGGAATCCAGCAGGCAATCAATGCTGATACTGTAGCGAATATGCAGAACACCAACGCACTCCAGGCGCAGCTTGCGAACTGCTGTTGCGAAACCAGAGAAGCAATTCAGGGCGTAAACTACAATATGGCACAGAATACCTGCGCATTGCAGAATACGATGAACAGCAACACAAGAGACATTATTGACAGCCAGAATGCAGGAACAAGAGCAATTCTTGATTATCTTTGCAATGAAAAGATTTCTAACTTGCAGGCTGAGAACAATGACCTCAGACGTGCCGCTTCTCAGGATCGCCAGAGCGCATTGCTCACAACTGCAATGGCTTCACAGACACAGCAGCTTATTAATGCAATCAATCCGGCGCCGATTCCGGCATATCAGGTTCCTAACCCGAACACATATTACGGATGTGGATGCGGATGCAACACCGGATGCAATTGCTGATAACTTCATATCGAGAGTATCTTTCGATTGATTCGAATGTCGGCTTATGCCGTATTACACAGAGGGGCAGGCTGAGACCTGTCCTTTTGTGATATGAAAGGGGTAAAAATTATGGCAGAATTTACGAATGTAGCTGTTCAGACTGTAGCAGCAAATGGAAATGTAGTATTTTCAAACACAGCAGTTAAAGGTTCTAACTGCATTCAGCACAGAGAGGGAAGCGGAATCATCACTCTGAGAGGACTGACTAATCAGTGTAAAGCGAGATTCTTCGTGGATTTTTCTGGCAATATCGCAATTCCAACAGGCGGTACTGTCGGAGCTATTTCTCTGGCTATTGCAATCTCTGGCGAACCTGTATTATCTTCACAGATGATTTCCACACCGGCAGCAGTAAATCAGTACAATAATGTGTCCGCAGGTATCTATATTGACGTTCCTTGCGGATGTTGCGTTAATATTGCAGTAGAGAACACAAGCGATCAGGCAATTTCTGTTGCGAACGCAAATATTGTCGTGACCAGAGAAGCGTAGGAGGTGTGATTATGAGAGATATTAAAGACTTATGCACAAGAATCGAAGATGAACTGTCCAAAATTGCTGACAGTGGACTAACCACCGGAAATCTGGAAATGACATACAAGTTGATTGATATGTATAAAGATATCAAGAATACGCAGTACTGGGACAAGAAAGCGGAGTATTACAACGCTGTCCTTGATGAGATGCGTGGCGGATACAATGACGATTACAGCGAGCGCGGAAGAAAGCGCGACAGCATGGGGAGATACAGTTCAAATGACGGCAGAATGATGCCGGATTACGACCGTGGCAGTTCTTATGCCAGACGCGGTGAGCATTATGTTAGAGGGCATTACAGCTGTTCTGACGGACGAGACGCTTACGATGACTACATGACACAGAAACAGAGCTATCGTTCCGGCAAATCTGAGGATTGCAAGAGAAAGATGCTTGCTGCATTGGAAGAACATCTGGACGAGCTTACTACAGAAATGAGCGATATGTCTAAGGACGCAGAGTGCCGGGAAGAACGTGATCTTGTCAAGAGATACGTGGAAAAACTCCGCGATATGCTCTAAAAACGTAAAAGTGGTAGAGAGGTAGTTGAAAGAAATCTGTTATAATGTAATTGTGCAGCAGGAAGCACGAGCAAAACAGTTGTTTTAACATTTTCGTTTTAATCCTCCTTTCTTTTTTGTAGCTGGTGCGCACGCTTTAATGGAAAGTTAAACAGGTTCGAATCTTGTCGTGCGTATTTGTCATCTGGCACGCAAGATGGCTCGCCTCCTTGATTAAGATTTTTGTTATTTATATTTTTCTTTAAAAAAAAGAAATAAATATCCGAAACAACTCGTGGCAGGCATGACACGTTAAACACCTTGCTAACCCGGGAATCCGGGTTAAGGGCAGGATAGAGAAGCGGAATCTCACAAGGTTCATACCCTTGAGAACGGCGGTTCAAATCCGTCTCCTGCAATTACCTTGCCAGTGGTCTAACTGGCTTAATCCATTTACCTGCGGCGGCAGGTCAATAAACACGACCAGGAGGATGTTATGCAGAAACTTATTGACACACTTAAATCATTTGGAATTGAAATCCCGGAGGATAAACAGGCAGATATTAAGAAAGCACTTTCTGAGAATTACAAGAACGCAAAGGAAGTTGCAAAAACTCTGTCAAAAGTCGAGGGTGAACGCGATGACTGGAAAGAACGCGCAGAGACAGCAGAGGAAACCTTAAAAAGTTTTGACGGTATCGACCCGGCGAACATTCAGACAGAGCTTGCTGGATGGAAGAAAAAAGCAGAGGATGCAGAGAAAGAGTTTAACGCAAAAATCTACGACAGAGATTTCTCAGATGCGCTCAAAGCGGCACTCGACGATGTTAAGTTTTCCAGTGAAGCAGCAAAGAAGTCTGTTATGGCAGACATCAAGGAAGCCGGATTAAAGCTGAAAGATGGTAAAATCCTCGGGCTGAACGACCTGATTGAGCAGATGAAACAGTCTGACGCATCCGCTTTTGTGGATGAATCTCAGCAGCAGGCTCAGCAGAATCAGGCAAGATTTACCACTCATGTTGGGCAGCAGCAGACACCGGGAAGTATGACCAAAAAAGATATCGAAGCAATCAAAGACCCGTCCGAGAGACAGGCTGCAATTGCTCAGAATATCCAGTTATTCCAGTGATTTTTTTACACCGACTATACGCCAGAGTATAGCCGCTAACCCAATACCTTAACAATTATGGGTAGAAAGGATTTTTATATGGCAGCAAAAGCTAATCTTATCATGACTAATGATATTCAGGTAACGGCACGTGAGATTGACTTTGTAACCAGATTCGAAAGAAACTGGCAGCACTTACGTGACATTCTGGGAATCATGAGACCTATCAAAAAACAGCCGGGTGCTGTACTCAAGTCCAAATACGCAGAGGGTACTTTGCAGAGCGGAAATGTTGGTGAGGGCGAGGAAATCCCTTACAGCAAGTTTACTGTAAAAGAAAAGACCTATGCAGAAATGACTATCGAAAAGTACGCAAAGGCTGTATCTATCGAAGCAATCAAGGATCACGGTTATGAGAACGCTGTTCAGATGACTGACGATGAATTCCTTTTCCAGCTTCAGACTGATGTTACCAGCAGATTCTATGACTATCTGAAAACCGGCACACTTACTTCCACAGAAACAACATTCCAGATGGCTCTGGCAATGGCTAAAGGCCGTGTTGAGAACAAATTCAAACAGATGCACAGAAATGTGACTGGTGTTGTTGGATTTGTGAACATTCTGGACGTATATGAATACCTCGGAGCGGCTGAGATCACCATTCAGAACCAGTTCGGATTCCAGTACATGAAGGATTTCATGGGCTTCAACACAATCTTTTTACTGTCTGACAGCGAAATCCCGAGAGGACAGGTTATCGCTACCCCTGTTGAGAACATCGTACTTTACTATGTTGACCCGAACGAATCTGACTTTGCAAGAGCAGGTCTTGTGTATACCGTTTCCGGCGAGACAAACCTGATCGGATTCCACACGCAGGGCAACTACCACACAGCAGTGTCCGAAGCGTTCGCAGTTATGGGACTTACTCTTTTTGCAGAGTACATTGACGCAATCGCAGTAATCACCATTGATGAGACACCAACACTTGGTACTCTGACAGTAACATCTGCGGCAGGAACAGCAACTGGTGATACAAAAATCACTGTAAATCCGGCTAAGGAAAACTCCAACAACGTATACAAATACAAAGTTGCAACAGACGCAGTAACTGTTGGATATGGACAGAATCTCAGAAACTGGAGCACTTGGGACGGAAAAGCTGATGTTAAGGCAACAACCGGACAGAAGATTACAGTGGTTGAGTGTGACGGAACATACAAAGCACTGAATGCCGGAAGTACAAGCGTAACAGCGAAATCATAAACATAGGAGGTAACTGGCATGGCTTATGCAGATTATAAATTCTACACAGAATCATTCGGCAATGTCGTGCCAGAAACCGACTTTCCACGACTGGCAGAAAGAGCCAGTGATTTTGTGGACACAATGACGTTTGACAGGTTGGTGGATGGACTGCCGGAAAATGAACGCTCTCAGAAACGTATCAAAAAGGCGGTCTGCTCACTAGCTGAATTAATGTATCAGATTGAGCTTGCTGAAAAGAATGCTACTAATGCCGCTGTGAGTGGTACATCAACCACAATCGGGTCCAGTGGTAGCACGACAGGCATTGTAACATCTGTAAATTCCGGCAGTGAATCCATCTCTTATGCAACGCCTCAGCAGAAAGCGTCGGGTGCAAAGGAATGGAGCGCGGTGTATGCCACCGCCGGAGATGTACAGAAAACGAACGACTTACTCTTAAAGACAGCGTTACCGCTTCTGATGGGAGTAAGAACGGATGAAGGGATACCGATTTTATATGCAGGATTTTAAGGTTAATATCTTAGGCTCCGAATGGAACGTGAAGTTCGGGAACGAGAAAGAATATCCGAATCTGACAAATGTAGATGGCTATACTGATTTATCAACACGAGAAATTGTGGTTGATGATATGGAGGCATCGAAGGGACAGATCGGAGCAAAGGCAGACCTTGAAAGCTATCAGAAGCAGGTTGTTAGACACGAAATCATTCATGCATTTCTGCTCGAATCTGGACTTGATTCCAATTCAAACAGTGCTGACAGTTGGGCTGTGAACGAAGAAATGGTTGACTGGTTTGCTATTCAGTCACCAAAAATTTTTAAAGTATTTAATGAACTTAAATTGATGTGAGGTGATAATAATGGACATTTCAACATTAGGCTCATGTATAGCAATCGTTATGATTTGCTATATCGTAGGAATGGGCTGCAAAGCATCAAAAAGAATCTCTGATGAATGGATTCCGGTAATCATGGCGGTTATTGGTGGCATTCTCGGAGCAGTCGGAATGGGAGTTATCCCAGATTTCCCGGCAACGGATTATATCACAGCAGTTGCGGTCGGTATGTTTAACGGATTGTCGGCTACCGGTGTGAATCAGGTTATTAAGCAGACAGTGCAGAAAGAATAATTAGGAGAGGGTATCATGTACGAAAAAACGGTGACGATTTTCAATTATTACGAAAGTGCCACAACAAAAGATGCGTACTGGTATCCTCATGTTTTATCCAGTGTCGACCTCATTACTGACAAAGGGGCAATCCTTAAAAAGTACGGACCAGATGTAACTGACAACGCACAGTTACACATCCGTTATACCGTCCAGAACGGCGATATAACCATTACTGATAAAAACGGTAAGATTCTCCCATGGATTCCGCCTAAAGAGTGGAAAAGGCAGATTAACAACGCTCTGGAAGACACTATCACATTCTCGGACGAATCATTCTTCTGGGAAGGTGTGTGGACTGGCGAAACGGTATCCGATGGTGATTATCGGAATGGATTCTACCAGTACATGAATGAGAACAAGGATAACGTGTTTAAGATTACCAGTGTAGGCGGTCCGTATACACTGATTCCACATTTTGAGATTCTGGGTAAGTAATATGAGTAAAATTCATCATTTCAAAGGTTTCTCCGTAGTCGATGGAGATATGAAAATAAAGCTGAATATGGACAGGTTCTCCAGACAGTACCAAGAAGCTCAGTATCTCCTTGATGGGATGGTCATGGACAGTATGGTGCCGTTTATGCCGATGATTACAGGGGACTTTATCAATCGAACAAGAGTTGAGAGTGCATCCCTACAAGGAACTGGGAAAGTATGTGCAGCGGCGGCTCCTTATGGACGTTTTCTGTATGAAGGAAAAGGAATGGTCGACGAAGCAACCGGAAGTCCCTACGCAAGACGTGGAGCAAAGAAAGTCCTTGTCAGTCAGTTTTCTGGTCAGACAGCCGCAAAAGAAAATCTTGAATACACCAAACAGGCTCACCCACGGGCACAAGCAAAGTGGTTCGATGCTGCTAAACGACAATACGGCAGCACATGGATTCGCAAAGTAAAAGCACAGGCAGGAGGTGGTAGACATGGCGGATAAGCCTATCGGAAAAGATGCAACCGGATACGAGATTCTGACAGATGCCATGAAAGCACTTTTGAACCAGTATCCGGGACTATACGAAAATGAAACAATCAAATTTGAGGAACTTGGCAAGGAATCAGGAATTGCGTTCTCGGCAGATAATGGAGCTTTGATCTATTCAGAAAAAGAAGATGTTTGCGGAACAATGCATCAGGTATGCCAGTATCCATTTTATGTGGTATATCGAACAGCATCCGACAAGGAGAGGCAGAAGTTATCTGTTCAGAAGTTCCTTGACAATCTTGGTAAATGGATATGTCGAGAACCAGTTGTCATAAACGGCTCTGAGACACGCTTAAATGCGTTTCCTGAGCTTTCGCAGGGGCGAGTGATAAAACGTATCACACGCGATAACTCTTATGGTTTAGAGCCACAGGAGAACGGCGTACAGGACTGGCTATTGCCATTGTCAGTACGCTACGAAAACACTTACGAAGTAATATAACAAGTAACAACCGGCTATCAATTGGAGATAGTCGCTAACCTACACGGCCTTTTAAAAGTTATAGGCAGAAAGGACATTTCTATGGCAGTTACAGGCAAGATTGACCGTAAATATATGGCCCATTATATTGATGCAGGTTCCCTCTGTGGAGGACTGACACCGAAATATGAGCGTCTTGGAAAGGATCTGGAAGAGTATAACGTAGAACTCAATCCGGATACTGAAACCTCTAAAAACATTCTTGGAGAATCCACATTCAAACACAACGGCTATGAAGTTTCTTCTGACGCTGATCCGTTCTATGCAGATACTACTTCTGATCTGTTCACAGCATTACAGAAAATTGTAGATGGACGTCTCAAAGACGACAACCTCAAGACAAAAGCAGTTGAGGTCCATCTCTGGACTGAAGCTACAGCAGGCAAATATGAAGCATATCAGCAGGATTGTTATGTTGTGCCGACATCCTACGGCGGTGATACATCCGGCTATCAGATTCCATTTACCGTCAATTATACTGGCGAACGTGTAAAAGGAAAGTTTGATATCAGTTCCGGTACATTCACAGCCGACAGCGAATAATTTTTAGGAGGGTATAGAAAATGGCAAAAACAATTAACACAAACATTGATGATGGATTTCTTCTTTTCACATTTACAAATAAACAGGGTGAAGTGTTCTCTTCATTTAAACTGAACCCTACTGACATCAACATTGCGGCAAGAGCGGAAGAATTGGAAACTTTCTTTGAACAGGCTCAGGAATCTGTTAAAAATGTTTCTTCCAGTAAAGAGATGGCAGAGATTAATAAGCAGATCGAGGACAAAATCAATTATATGCTCGGATATGAAGCATCTAAAGATTTATTTAAAGAACCAATTACCGCAACGACTGTTTTTGAAAATGGTCAGGTGTTTGCCTATATCGTTCTGGACAAAATCAATGAAGCACTTGCTCCAGAAATTGAAAAGAGAAAGAAAAAAATGCAGGAAGTAGTCAATAAATATACGGAGAAGTATACAAAATGACCGCCTATGAGTTACCCACCTCACTAAATATCAGTGGGGTGGATTTTTCTATCAGAACGGATTTTCGAGTGATTATTGACATTCTCATAGCTATGAACGACCCAGAACTGGACGAGCAAGCGAAAGCGGTAGTTATGTTACAGATTCTGTTTGAGGACTGGCAGAGCATACCGGTTGAGTGTCTGGATGAGGCCTGTCAAAAGGCTTGTGAGTTCATCGACTGTGGTCAAGCTGACAATGATCCAAACAAACCGAAGCCCCGCTTAATGGACTGGGAACAGGACGGAGACATGATCGTCCCGGCGGTAAACAAGGTTGCCGGTAAAGAAATCAGAGCCGTACCGTATATGCACTGGTGGACGTTCTTCGGATATTTTATGGAATCCGGCGAGTGCCTGTTCAACACAGTTGTTGGAATTCGCTCAAAAAAGGCGAAAGGCGAACGGTTGGACAAATGGGAAAAGAAATTCTATCAGGAAAACAAGAACATCATTGATATAAAAACACGTCTCAGCGACGAAGAGCAAGCGTACAAGGATGCGCTGAATGAGATGTTGAACCTCAAATAGTTAGGAGGTGAATATATGGCTGCTGATGGCTCAGTCATTATTGATACCAGAATGGACACAACTGGTGTCCAAAATGGCGTATCAGCTATAAAACAGTCATTTAACGGACTTGGCAGCGTAGTAAAAAAAATAGGCGTACTGATTGGCGGAGCATTTGCAGTTGGTAAGTTAGCGCAGTTCGGAAAAGAGTGTGTGGAGCTTGGTTCCGACCTCGCAGAAGTTCAGAACGTGGTTGATGTTACATTTACAACCATGTCGGATAAGGTCAATGAATTTGCGAAGAATGCCATGACCTCAGCCGGACTGTCAGAGACAATGGCTAAACGGTATGTCGGAACGTTCGGAGCAATGTCCAAGTCATTCGGTTTCTCGGAAGCGCAGGCTTACGACATGTCAACGGCTCTGACACAGCTGACTGGTGATGTAGCATCATTCTATAACATCAGCCAGGACTTAGCTTATATTAAGCTGAAATCAGTGTTTACAGGCGAAACGGAAACGCTAAAAGATTTGGGTGTCGTTATGACGCAAAGTGCCCTCGACCAGTATGCACTTGCAAACGGTTACGGAAAAACCACATCTGAAATGACCGAGCAGGAGAAAGTGGCTCTCCGCTTGGCTTTTGTGCAGAAACAGTTGTCTGCCGCATCTGGTGACTTCATTCGTACTTCAGACAGCTGGGCAAACCAAGTCAGGGTGATGCAGTTACAGCTGCAATCTCTCAAGGCAACAGTCGGACAGGGATTGATTAATATTTTCACGCCTGTTCTGAAAATTATTAATATTTTACTGGGTAAACTGGCGACTCTGGCAAATGCCTTCAAGTCATTTACAGAGCTTATCACTGGCAAAAAATCTTCCGGTCAGACAGGCGCGAGTGGTGCAGGCCTTGCCGGAACAGATGCAATGGCTGACACAGCCGACCAATATGGAAATGCTGCCGACAATGCTGAAAAGTTGGCAGATGCGACAAATGATACAGCAGACGCAACCAAGAAAGCTACTAAGGCGGCAAAGGGATATCTTAGTCCTTTGGATGAAATAAATAATTACTCAACGGATAAAAGTACGGATTCATCGTTAAAAGCACCGAGCGCAACCGGCGGACTTGCAGATCAGATGAAAGATGCTGTACAAAATGTTGATTATGGAAAATTGGCAGAGGGTGAGACAGTTCTTGATAAAATGTCAAAACCGCTAAAAAAGATAATCGACAGATTTAAACAGTTGGCTAAGTTAATCGCAAAAGGATTCTGGGATGGATTAGGAGATTACGAACCAATTCTTGACGGAATAAAAAAGGATCTCGATTCCATATGGAAATCTTTAAAGGATATCTTTACTGATTCAGAAGTTACTAAAGCAGCAAATAATTTTCTTGATTCATTTGCATATGCAATTGGACAAGTTGCCGGTTCATTTGCCAGAATTGGATTGACAATTGCACAAAACATTATAGGCGGAATTGAAAAGTTTTTAAAGCAGAACACGCAAAGAATAAAGAACTATCTGATAGATATGTTCAATATCGGCTCTGAAATTTCGCAAATCGCAGGGAATCTTGCAGTCGCCTTTGCGGATGTTTTCTCAGTTTTTGGTGGAGAAACCGCACAGCAGATTACTGCGGATTTAATCGGAATCTTTGCTGAAATCGGAATGGTTCTTACAGAAACGGCTGCAAAACTTGGCAGAGATATCCTTAACATGATTGCGCAGCCTTTTATCGACAACAAGGACATTTTAAAGTCAGCAATCGAGGGTAGTCTCGGAGTAATAGAAACCGTAACAAGTGGGGTCTTAACAGTTGTTCAAAACCTTAGTGATGCAATATCGAGGCTATACGATGAACATGTAAAACCGTTCTTTGATTCTATAGCAAATGGACTGTCAAGCATATTTGGAACCCTGATGACTGGCTATAACACATACATTCTTCCGGTATTACAAGGACTGGCAGAACAGTTCAAAGGGCTATTAGAGGGACCGTTAGGGGATGCGATTTTAAAGATAGAAACATTCCTCGGAAAACTCATTGATTCTCTGAAACTTCTGTGGGAGTCAGTGTTAGTGCCTTTGATTAACTGGATAATCGCAAATTTGCTTCCAGTTGTGGCAAAGATAATTGACGTTGTAGGAACCACAGCAATAAAAGTCTTGGAATCATTAATTAAAATTATTGGTGATGTAACAGACGCGCTGAGCGGAATCATTGATTTTCTTGTCGGCGTTTTCACGGGAGACTGGGAACTGGCTTGGCAGGGAATAAAAGAGATTGCAGATGGAATATGGAATCTTATTAAAGACATTATAACTGGCGCATGGGACGTAATTAAAACTGTGACGAAAGGCGCACTTAAAATAATAAAGACCGTCATCAGCACTGCCTGGAACGCAATTAAGACAGCGACTTCAACAGTCTGGAATGCCATTAAAAAAACGCTTTCTAATTTATGGAACGCTCTTAAATCCACCGCGAATACAGTATTTAACGCAATCAAGAATAAAGTTACAGGTGTGTGGGATAGTGTAAAAAGCAAAACGTCCCAAGTATGGGAAAACGTAACTACATTTGTTTCCGATAAAGTAGAAGCGATAAAAAATGCTATCACTAATAAGTTTAATGCCGCCAGAGATGCAGTCAAATCTGCATTTGAAGGAATTGTGAATTTTATTAAAGCTCCCATTAATCAGGCAATCGGTATCGTCAATAATGCAGTTGGGATGATTAATAATGCAATTGGTGGAATTGAATCTGCGTTTTCTTTTGGGCCATGGGATGTACCTACGCCGTTTGGAAAGAAAAGAATTGGATTTCATGCGACATTTCCGCGTGTCGGAACTATTCCGTATCTGGCCAGTGGCGCAGTTATTCCGCCACGAAGCGAATTTCTTGCGGTATTAGGCGATCAGAAAAAAGGCAATAACTTAGAAACACCGGAAAGCCTGTTGCGCCAGATCGTCCGGGAAGAATCAGGAAAAGGACAGGGAGACGGAAATACCTACAATGTTACAGTCAATGCATCTGGCAGAAAATTGTTAGATATTATTATTAGTGAAGCCGAAATGAGAAGAAATCGAAACGGGAAAAATCCATTTGAGTTAGCATAAGGAGAAGAATATGACACAGGAACAGTTCAAGATAGACAATGTTGTTATAAGAGCACCGGACAGTTATAAACCGGTGTTCGCAACCACTTCTACAGAAGACTCTAAAAGAAGTCAGGATTTGATTATGCACAACACGCCAATGGGAACGATTGGCGGGTATGACATGCAATGGGGTGAACTTTCGTGGGCTGAAATAGCAACTATACTAAACACTGTACTTAATAAAAGTCAATTCACGTTCCACCACAAAGACCCGACTGTTCCGGGAAGATGGATAGACAGAACGTTCTACGCATCAAATTTCAATATGGCCGCGCAAACTCTGAAAGACGGGGAAGAAAAGTGGACAGATTTGTCTATTAACGTAAGGAGGATTGAGCCGATTTGATAAATGTATCTACTCAATTGAAGAAAGAATCTCTTACAAACAGAAATTATTACGTGACGGCAAATGTTACATTGTCAGACGGCACTACTCTCAAATTAGGCAAAAAAGACTTTTATCTGTCCGGAAATAGTCTTGTAGATTCAGCAGACTCTGGGGATTTCCCGGTGGGTGTAGCAATAGAAAAAACAGCAAATCTGTCATTAGTGAATGACGATGGTCGCTTTGACGATTACAACTTTAACGGTGCAAGATTTGTCATTTTTCTTAACCTTCAGTTGTCTGATAAATTAGAAACTATTAAAAGAGGTACTTACATTGTATCGAAAAAGCCTGCAACAGCGAGTGAAATAAGTCTTTCTCTCTTAGATAAAATGCATAATGCTGATAAGACATATGATTCTAATTTATCTTTTCCTTGCACTGTCAAAGAATTGCTTTCAGAATGTTGTCAGCAGTGTAATATTGCGCTTGGTGATGTAACATTCCCGAATTCAAATTTTCAGATTCAGCAGTCACCATCTAGCACAACGTATCGTACAGTAATCGGAATGTGTGCCGGGATAGCCGGCGGAAATGCAAGAATTGATGAAAATGACTTACTCAGGATTATTACGTTTGATAAGACATTTACTAATGCGGCTATTTACGATGGTGGAACAGTAAAGAACTGGACAAATGGTGATGATCTGGATGGAGGCACGCTTAATCCGTGGACGGCAGGGACTGTGATTGATGGTGGTACGTTAAGCAATAACGATTATCACGCGTTATTTTCAATTCAAAATTTACAATATGACGTAGACGATGTTGTTGTAACAGGTGTCAAATACGTAGAAGATGAGACCGAATATATGTCGGGTCAGGACGGCTATGTAATTACTATTGATAATCAGCTATTGCCAGGAAATGCACAGGCAGGAGTCGAAGCTATTGGAAATCAATTAATCGGTTTGCGAATGCGCCCTTTTTCATGCGACGGAATCGCCAACGGATACGCCACTTTTGGCGACCCAGTTGAATTTATTGACACTAAAAATCGTGTTTTTAGATCATTTGCAACTAATGTAGAGTTTGTGTTCGGTGGTTCAACATCATGGAGCTGTAGTGCAAAGAGTGCCGAAGAAGATGTAAGCGAGTTTATTGGTAGTCAGCAAGTAGCGGTAGAGCAGTCAAAAAAAGATATAGAGAAGAAACTATCTGCCTATGACGTAAAGCTCAAGCAAATGAATGAGCTTGCAGCAAACACACTGGGTTTCTTCTATACAGAGGAAATACAAGAAGATGGCTCCGTGATAACGTATCGGCACGACAAGCCTGCACTTGCCGATTCTAAAGTAATTTATAAGACAGGTGTTGATGGATTCTTCTTGTCAGTAGACGGCGGTCAGACATGGAAAGCCGGATTTGACAGCAATGGCGATGCTGTTCTGAACATTCTTTACGCGATTGGCATTCAATCAGAATGGATTAATACAAGAGGCTTCACAGCGAAAGACAATAACGGGAATACGACATTAAGAATAGATGCTGACACGGGTGCTGTCACATTAGAAGTTGAAAACTTTACGCTAAAAAGTAGAACTATTGAACAGATCGCCAAGGACGTTGTGGATGGGGCGGTTCAAAATAATGTGACTATCCCGAACTATTATGGTACGTACGCGCCAACATTGCAGAACTATCCGGCATCTGAGTGGAAAAGTGAAGAATATGAAAAACATGACGGCTCGATTTTCATGAATTTCTCTACAAGCCAAGTATATATGTTTTCTGGGGCTGAGGGCGTTTGGCAAGAACTGGATGTTGAAAAAATTGTCAATTTTGAAAGAGTTTTTAACGCTTTAACGGATAACGGCAAGCAAGAGGGAATTTATATGCAGAACGGACATCTGTATGTAAATGCTTCCTATATTAAGTCTGGCCAGATTTCAGCTGATTTGATTAATCTGAAAAACATTAATATTACAAACAGTTCTGGAATATCAACATTTGCGATTGATAACTACGGAAATGTTACACTCAGACCTAATACATTCGCACTAACAAACGGCGATACAATATATAGCGTTGCGGAAGATAAAGCTTCGACAGCGTTATCGAATGCGAATCGCTATACAGACGAAGCACTTGGTGATCTCGACATAGGAAAAATGTCTAAACAAGAGATTATTGATGTGCTAAGCGATAACAGTAATAATAAAGGTCTGTATCTATCAAATGGCAATGTGTACATGAATGCCGATTATATTAACACAGGTGAATTAGCAGGATGGCAAGTTGGAAATAAAAAACTTTCAGCAAGGGGCACGTATGGAGAAGTAACGCTAGACGCTTCAACTGGAGAGATTTATTCAAAGACGAATACAGGAGTATATGTGCCGGGGTACGGGACGTTGTATGGAACGCGAATTAGAGGAATCAATCTTTACACAGGAACCGTACACGCAAGCTCAGTTTCGGTTAATACTAGCGTTTCGGCTGATGCTATTAGCGCAACAAAGACCATTGAAGCGGGCGGAATTATTAAATCACGCAGTCACATTGAAGCGTGGAATAACGGGCATTTTTATTGCGCGGGCACGGGTACTGATTTAGCAGATGCTTCTATCAGAGGGAAGTTGAAAGTAAGCGGGACGAAATCAAGATCAGTTTCGACGGTAGACTATGATGAACAGCTCTTTTACTGCTATGAAATGCCAACCCCATTTTTCGGAGATATCGGTGAATCTGTAATATCGGATGACGGGACTTGTATGATTGACATAGATGATATCTTTCAAGAATCTGCAAATGTTGGCATTAAATATTATGTGTTTTTGCAAAGAGAAGGAGAGGGTGACTGCTGGATAGCCGAGAAAGAGCAGAATTATTTTGTTGTAAAAGGAACTCCGGGACTTAAATTTTCGTTCGAAATCAAAGCAAGACAAGCTGAATATGAGCATATGCGATTTACTGACCCGGGAGATACGGCTTATACAGACGCAAGAGATATAGAAATCCCGGAACCAAATTATGAGTCAGAAGAAACAGAGATCTCGGAACCAGATTATGAATCAGAACTTACTAACGACAGGTTAAGCATTATCAATCAGATGGAGGTAATATCATGAAGAAGATTTTAACAAGTTTTATGAATCTTAGCACTGGAGAGGGAAGCCGCATCGCTTACACCTATTCAGAAGTAGACGAAAACACGGGAAGTATTATCAGCCAGAACAATAAAGGCAATTTCCTTGTGATGAATGACGATGTGCAGAAAAATCTTAATTCTGTAAAGAATTACATAAGGAATAATTTCCTTTTATAAGGAGGTAAATTTAATATGGCTGATACATATACAATACAATTCCGGCGCGGTATGTACTCCGATTTTGATACGTCGAAAATTCGCCCCGGAGAGCCCGTTGCGATTCTTGGCAATGACCCGTCCGTTCCATCCGGTAAAGCCTTATACATTGCATTTGCGGCTAATGATGTAAGGCGGTTGTGTTCCATTGAGGATATTTCAGAGATGGTTAATGCCGGAGAATTTGTTGGTCCACAGGGTCCAAAAGGTGAAAAAGGCGAGAAAGGAGATAAGGGCGCAGCGGGTCCTACTGGTCCACAGGGTCCAAAAGGTGAAAAAGGAGAAAAGGGCGATCCGGGAGAAAAGGGCGTGGATGGCACCGTGGCATTTGAATCGCTGACACCTGAGCAGAAAGAATCACTGAGGGGTGTCTCTATCACAGCGGTCAGTATCGACACAGATGGAAATTTGACAATAACATTTTCAGATGGTGATAGTGAAAATGTTGGGAATGTTATAGGGCCTCAAGGAGTGCCGGGTCCAAAAGGTGATAAAGGAGATGTTGGGCCAGTTGGTCCGCAAGGTCCACAAGGAGAAAAGGGCGAACAAGGAAAAGACGGAACATCTCTCAATATTCTTGGTACAAAAGAATCTGAGGCAGACCTCCCCCTGAGTGCAGAGAAGAACGACGCGTATTTAATAAATGGAGAAATGTGGGTTTTTGACGGCACGAATTGGAACAATGCCGGCAAGATTCAAGGACCGCAAGGCCCACAGGGTCCGGTTGGTCCGCAAGGGTCAAAGGGCGACCCAGGACCGCAGGGCGTAAAAGGAGACCCCGGAGAAAAAGGAGATACTGGCGCGCGAGGAATCACATTCACTCCTGTTGTAGACAGCAAAGGAAATATAAGTTGGAGTAATGATGGAGGACTTGAAAACCCCCAGACGGTAAATATTACCGGGCCGCAAGGCGATACGGGTGCGAAAGGAGATGTTGGACCGCAAGGAGAAAAGGGAGAGGTTGGGGGTGCAGGACCTAAAGGAGACAAGGGCACTACATTTATCCCAAGTGTGGATACTGATGGAAACATAAGTTGGAGCAACACTGATGGAATTGCCAATCCCGAAACAGTAAACATCAAAGGACCAAAAGGAGACAAGGGGAGTGATGCGACTGTCCCGATTGCTACAATTGAAATTCTTGGCAAGATTAAGCCTGACGGCAAGACAACATTCGTAGATGAAGATGGAACGCTCCACGCAAAAGGCGGTGGCGCAACCATTACCCCTCCCAAACCCGTAAACAACCCAACGGTTGAGAATGCGAACGCATCAGTTATAATTAAATGGCAAGACCCAGAGAATACTGTAATTAGTGGCTCAACAACCTCTACATGGGCTGGTACAAAACTCGTAATGAAAGAAACGGGCTATCCTGCAAATCCAGATGACGGAATACTTGTGGTTGATAACACAGTTCGTGACAAATACAAAACCACAGGCTATACCGTTACAGGGCTGACAAATGGCAAAAAATATTACTTCACATTGTTTCCATATTCTACCGATGGCATATACAACTACGATGCAGGAAACAGGCTTCTCGGTGAACCAGAGGGTTTGAAGATTGTCACATTTGCCGATGGAACAGATGCTGAAATCACAAAGATGATTGAAGCGCATTACGCAGGCAAAATCAACATTGGTGATTATTGGGCGGTTGGTGATAAGAGAACCATTCATCATAACGCAATGTCTGCAACGGGTGTAAGTGAGTCACACAAAGCAAATGATTACGCTTATGTGATTATCGGAATTGAACATGATGACTTAGTGACTCCTATCAATGGTAAGACCAAAGCTGCTATTACAATTCAGACAGAACGTATGCTGTATTTAGACACTACGACAAAATATAACAGTTCTTATGATACATCACATGAATGTGGTTATATGAATAGCTTAAGAACAAACGATGGTGGTTGGCAAGACTGTGAAAGACGTATATGGTGCAATGAAGTGTACAAGAAATGCTTGCCTACTTATATTCAGAATATGATGAAGCAGGTCAAGAAAAAGACATCAGGAGGTAGCTCAAATGACTATGCGTTTTTACCATCTGAAATTGAAATTTTTGGCAGTACAACGTATTCTTTCGCAGGAGAGGGGAAACAATATCAGTATTTTAAAAATGCTACTGCCAATAGATATAAGAAACCACGTCATGGCAGTGACTATGTATCTGGCTACTATTGGGAGCGTTCGCCTTTCTCCAGCGGCAGCAATTCCTTCTGTCGTGTGAGCTTAGACGGGGATGCGGGCACTGGCGATGCCAGTGACACTTTTGGCGTTGTCCCTTGCTTATGTATCTAAAATCCTAGCAAATCGTAAGGCGGTTAAAAAGATTTGCGACAATCGGGAAAGCAAATTAATGAATTATTTAGTTGAATAGCTAAGAACAGGAGGTACATATGGATAAAAAAGAAATTGCGAATATCTACAAAGCCATCAATCGAGTTTCAAACAGGCTGAATGAGATGTCTGAGAAGTTAGACGTTGTGATGCAGATGCTCAATGCAGAATCTAATCATAAAATTCTAATTAATGGTGATGGTATTGACGGGTTAGCTGAACTTGTATCAACGCATGATTCGGCACTTGACGAACTTGCTACATTAGTTGCAACAATCGGAGGTAAGAATAATGGTTAAATTTTTCGAAGAGCGAGTAATCAATGGGCTAAAAAAATGGACAGATGTTCCTGAGTTGTGGAATAAGAAGGTAATTGAAAGACTTCAAAAGGATGGCTATGTACTGAATGAGGATGGGACAGTAACAGAATCAAAACCAGGAATAGTGAAATAAAATACGTGCAAGGGAGAAAATATGGAAATTAAAGGAATTGACGTATCATCTTATCAGAATAAGCCAGACTGGGCGAAAGTATTGAATTCTGAAATTAAGTTTGCAATATTGAGAATCCATCAAAAATCTGGAACTGATTCCTCTTTTGAGCATAACTACAAAGGATGCAAGTCAAATGGAATCCTTGTCGGCGGATATAAATACAGTTACGCTCTGACACCGGCACAGGCAATTGATGAAGCTGAGAGCGTAATTTCTGTTCTTGGCGGACGCGGAATGGACTTTCCAATCTTCTACGACCTTGAATGGAGTCAGCAGAGAAACCTTGGAAAACAGGCGATTGAGAATATTGCAGTAGCATTTCTGACCAGAATCAAAAAAGCCGGTTATAAGGTCGGTATCTACTGCAATCTTGATTGGTACAATAACGTTCTGTCAGACACCCTGAAAAAGTACGATTGCTGGATTGCTCGTTATCCGGCTGGTGATAATGGCTCTGTACAGGAAAGATTGCGTCCATCTGTTGGTGTAGGCTGGCAGTATTCCAGTAGAGGAAAAGTATCCGGCATTAGTGGTAACGTTGACATGGATGTATTCTATAAGGATTACAAAGAGGAGGTTTCTGCAATGGATAAAGCTATTGAAAAAGTGATTCTCATTGCAAAAAATGAGATTGGATACCTTGAAAAGAAGAGCAATAGTCAGCTCGACAGTAAGACTGCGAACGCCGGTTCGAGCAACTATACGAAGTACTGGCGAGACATTAAGCCATCATATCAAGGACAGCCTTGGTGCGCAGCATTCGTGAGTTGGTGCTTTATGGAAGCATTCGGACAGGAAAAAGCAAAAAAACTGTTAAAACACTGGCCCTATGTTTACTGCCCAACACTTGGTAATCTGCTTACAAGGAACGCTAATCCAAAGATCGGTGATATTGTAATTTTTTATCATAATGGAACTTTCACTCATACCGGCATCGTAACGGCCGTAATCGGAGACAGGTTCTATACCATCGAGGGAAATACTTCTGGTGCATCTGGAATTATTGCAAATGGCGGCGGTGTCTGTGCAAAGAGTTATCTTAACAGCCAGATGCCCGGAACTAAGTTCTGTACACCAGATTATAGTATTGCATCTGATGCATCTGTACCCGCAAAATCTGAAAATGCATTGCCTAATACCGCACAAACAGGAGAGAAATATATGTTTAATCCAGAAACAGTAAAAGCAGGAGACAAAAACACATCTGTGCTCCTCTTACAGGAAATTTTAAGAGCCAGAGGCTTTAAAGGCAAAAACGGCAAAGCCCTGAAACTTACATGGACGGCAGATGCAAACACGATTTACGCTCTGAAAGCTTATCAGGAATCCAGAAAAGAAGTTCTGGAAGTGGACGGAATCTGTGGACCCGCTACATGGAAAGATTTGATTGCTATATAAAAACATCCCGGGGTTAATTCCCCGGGAACTTTATTTACAAACATATTTAGTATCATTTCGGAAGTTTTAGACTGTTATCGTTAGACACACGTTAGTCACAAATAAAAATATTGTTTCCTAATATAATAGTGCCCAAAATACTGTATTTACAGGCATTTGCACAATTTTCTAAATTCTATTTGTTAGTCACAATCAATAAAATTAAAGTAATGAAAATGAAATGTGGGAAATCCTTGTAAAATCGCTGAAAACGTTGATTTTAATAGGGTTTCCGGCATTTCGATAATGATATTTCGGTTGTTTTAGAAAGATTAAAATGGGTTCCGTTAGTCACAATTAGTCACAAACGGAACTTCTATCTTTTCTATCTCTGCCCGGAGTTCTTCCAGTGTTCTGTGTCCATATACCGCGTTTGTAATATCTCCACCAAAGGAGTGGCCAAGCATTCGCTTTCGGTCGTTCTCCCGGACGCCATATTTTTCACATAGGGCAGAAAATGTGTGCCGACAATCGTGCGGCGTGTGTTTCGGATTGCCGACTATTTCCAAACGTTTCAGTGTAGGATAGAACAACGCTTTTCTATAGTGCTGCTGAGTATATACGCATAGCTTCCCGTTTTGCGCCAGTACTTTCTGTTCAGCAAAATGATATATAGCAGGATGTATCGGGACAATTCTGCTTTTACCGGCTTTTGTTTTGATTCCGCCTTGAAAGTATTTTTCTTCCAAGTTAGTTGTGAGTTTTAGTACTTCCCCAATTCTCCAGCCAGAGTAACACATAATAAGAATGAGCTGCACTTCTGGATCGTCGGTATTGTTCCACAGTACTTGCAATTCCTGATCGGAAAATGGTGTCCCATGCTCTGTGTCATTATCGGCGTTGACATGGACATATAACGCCTTATTTTCCGTTACAATTTCTGAGTAGACTGCATATTTGTACATCTGTTTGAACAGAGTTAAAATAATCATCTGGCTTTCCTTTTTTAGCGTACAATCATCAATAACCTTTTGCATATCAGGAGCCTTTAAATCTTCGAATATGCGATTATGCAGAGCAGTACAGTTTGTGTAAGCTGTCCGATATGCTTCCTTTGAACTGTATGACAGTTTTGTCCCCTCTGGGAACTTCCACGCGTAAAACTGCTCATATACATCTGAGAACGTCAATTTCTTGATTTCCGGGCGTTTATCCTCTACACCCTTGATTGTATTGTAGTCGGCAATTAAGCGACTTATAAGGGTATCTATATCGGTCGTAGGAGACACCTCAAGAGTCCGTTCCATGCCGGGTTGATACGTGCCGGCTTTGTATGCTGTCAGGACAGTGAAACCTTTTATCCAGTCATCAACGTAGCAGATCGCCGGCGGACGTTTTAGTTTACCATTATCGTCCGGTGTAGCTGGTGGATGTACTGCGAAGCAGTTTCTCCGGTTCTTGCCAAGATACCGGATAGAGCCGAAATTATTCGGCAATTTTGGATATTTTTTTCGCTTCTTCGCCATTTTTATTCCTCTTTTCTTTATGTAGCTGTTTTAGGTATAAAAATAACAGCCGAACAAATTTTCTGTCTTGTTCGACCGCTCCGAAGATGATACAATATGTTTTGCCAGAATATAGCATCTCTTCAGAGATGTATAAACGCCGTCTCGGTACGCCAATACCGGGCGGTTTTTTTATTTAGCTTTCAGCGTTTTGTACGAGTCTTTCGAGTTCGTCTCTATCCCAGAGAAGTACTTGGTCTTTTTCTGCCAGTTGTTTCGCAGAACGGGTAAAATACCTATTGGTCAGAACTGCTGCAACGTGGCAATGATAGAACGTCTTTCCGGCAAACGCCTCCTGCACTGCTTTGTTCCCAATATTATTCGAATAACATTTGCACTGTATCCCATATCGGATTCCGGCCTTCTCTGCCAGTATATCAATCCCCTGATCGCCACTTTCTTGTGTGACTTCTACATTATAAAAGCCATCATTACGAAGCAGATCAGCGCAATAGTATTCGAAGTCGTGTCCCTCCATTGTATCATATACTGGGAGTTGTGGAATTTCCGGCTCTGGTTCGGAAACCAATTCCGGGAATATCTCAGGTGTAAGTATAATCGGTTTTTCTTGACAGCTATGCTGTTCCTCTTGAGAGTGATAATTATATTCTGGAATAACAGGGTCAACTAAACCATCGTTATCAGTTCCGTTAATATGTATGATTTCACTTAAAGTGGCAATTATTTTTGACAGCATTGCCGATAATGCAGCAATAATCAATGCTACGGGAATGAACATGATGATTCCTGCAAAGATTCCCGAGCCTACTTCGACAGGGCCTTGGGCGTTTCCACTTCTTAATCCAGAAACAGTGATGCACGTCATAAACAAAAACCACAAGGCTGTAAAGAATGCTGCGAGTTTATGTTTTTTGTAAAAATTAAATACGTGTTTCATATAGTCCTCTTAAAGTTTTACTTCGAATACCCGCCCGCATTTCTTGCATCTGAATGTTTGTTTGCCCTTTGGCTTTGTGTTGACAAGAGTAAAAGGATGCAGCGGATTTAAGTTAAGGGTTGTTTTCTGGTTGCCCGACAGATATTCAACGTCAGTACTGCCGCATCCAAAACGTGGGCATTTGATTTTCTTAGCCATATTGTTATTCCTCCGTTTGATTATTCTTGCGTATCTTCGCTGTACATGGTGAAAGAATCATTGAGACTTTCCCAGTCAGCCTTATTTTCTGCATAAGTTGATACAGTCTCTTCACCGGTTGAGGAGTCTTTGACTGTGACCTTATAATCAACATCTTTTTCAGCCACCCCATTCACCTGCTGATACACCGGAGCTGTAAACAGTGCGATGTATCCAATGAAGAGTTCAGATTGTGCTATATTAGTAGTAGCAAGATCAATTTCGAACTCAGTCATATCATTATTGTATGTGATGTCCTCAACGTTTGGATAATTAGTATCGTCATCCAGGATATCTTTGATATAATCATCAAAGTTGGATTTTACGGCCTTTTTCCATTCTTTTTGCTGCTTCTTTGTGAGAGTGTAGGTGATGGAGCCATCCTCGTTTACAACAGCTTCCTTTGCTTCTGGTACTGATGAAGTATCATCATCTTCTTCGAACCCGTAGCTTGGGACAGTAACGGTAACGTCCTTCCCGCCTGCCAGAACCGGAACAGAAGAAGTCAAAGTAAATGTAGCAGTCAGGAACATTGCGACAGCCTTTTTCTTATTCATAGAATCGTTCCTCCTAATAGCTTTATTCGCCACGCTTCGCACTTTTCATGCGGATTATGTATTTTGTACCGCTGATTTTGCAATATTATGTAAAGTACGGTTATTCGTGGTATTTTTATTTTATCATTTTAAGAGCATATTGTAAAGATTTAGAACGAAATAGAGTGATTTAGATGAAAAAGAAATGTTTTAAGTGCTTTGTACTTCTCTTGCTGATCTATAAGGTATTTAGTCTTGTACATACCCCACAAAAGATAATTTCCAATAATAATCAGAAAGATATGCAGATAGTTCATTCGTATATGGTATATCAGGAGCATTCTGTCCAGAAGTATCCACATACAAACAACGGCGGTGGAAAAGTTTGTGATCTCGCATTTTTCTTCTATGAAAGCATAATTTTCTTTGAGATTGCAAAGTTTATGTATGAAATGGCGAAAATCCATGTATATCATTGGCAGTTGCCAAGAGTCGGGATAGGTGGTATAATAGCAAAAACGAACTAATGTTCGGTTCTATTTCCCACAGCCGAACATATACTGTAGTGTAGGTGGTAGTTGCGACAGGGAGGGTTATTTATGGATTATAAGAAAGAAATTATTGAGATGATAGAGAATACTGAAAATGAGGGCAAGTTAAAATTTGTCTATACAATTCTTATCAAATATCTAAAATCAAAGAAGCAAGGGGATTAACCCTTGCTCTTTTTGTTTAGCGATGAAACTATTTGTTTTATTGCTTTCTTATCTTCTTTATCGAGTGCTTTGTATTCCTCGATAAAATCTAAGATGTCAGGTTCTGACATAAGATTTCCAATTATGATTGCATAATCGTCATCGCTTTTAGAACCCATGAGGTATGTCGGTGTTACTTCCAAAGCGCCACATAGAAGCTCAATGGTGTCCATATCTGGTTTACACTTATCTTTTTCCCAGTCGCTAATTGAATTATGCTTTGCATTGATTTTTTCTGCAAGTTGCTTCTGAGTCAGCTTCTTTGCCGTTCTGGCTTGCTTGATTTTCTCGCCAAATGTCATTATCGGTTCCTCCTTTCATGATTAATAATAATATAGAAATTTCGAACTGTCAATAAAATAATTTCGATTTTCTCGAAATTTCTTCTTGACATTCGGATAGTTCGAAGTTATACTGTAATTGTTCGATGAGAACGAAATTCAAACAGAAAGGAGAAATGAAAATGTGCGTTGGTAAAAAAATTAAGTCATACCTTGAGAACAACGGCATAACACAGACATTTGTCGCCAATAAAACTGGCATTCCTGTTCAGAAACTCAATCTTTCTCTCAATGGAAATCGCAGATTAGATTTCGATGAATACGAATTAATTTGCGGGGCGTTATCTGTTGGGACTGACAAGTTTCTTGAACCGAAAATTCCAGAGCAGAAAGGAGAATAAATGGACGCATTACAATTTAACAAAGCCGTCAGCCAACACTGCAAAGAATCTGGTGGAGACTGTTGCAAATGTGACCTACGGCTTTACTGTTACCTATCGCCAAGCGAGCGACCAGATGAGTTAGTGAGCCTGGTTATTGATTTTTTGCATAACCACATTGAAAACCATGGTCATTATGCCCATCACAGTGCGGCTTCATTTCCGTGTATTGATGATATGGACATGAGCACCGCAGTAGGTGGCGACCGCTATCAGAAACCTCATACTCTTCATAAACAGTCACGTGTTTGTGAATCTTGTGGCAATGATACAGCCGTGTAATTGTTTCAACCATATAATTCCCCTTTCGTTATACTCGGCATGTCGGTGCCTGTAAATGCATTATAGGTAGAGGGGAAAGGAAATACAATAGGTGATAAATAATGGGAGCAAATAATTTTACACATTTTACCGGAAAGAAATCTCCATTCAAAACTCAAAAGAGAAAGAAGAAATCAAAGGTAAAAAAAAAT